GATAAGTAGTGAACGACCACCAGAAATATTGCCATAATTCCAAATAACTAAATTACGTTCAGGGTCTACTGCTGTTGATATAGAGTCAATATCACCAATGTTAGCGTTGTTAAAGAAATATCTATCTACCTTTTCAGAACCTATACCTGTTAATGTTTGACCGTTAGTAGCATAGAAACCATCATCAGATAAGAAGTAAGCTGTGCCTGAGTATTGTGCAATAGAGTTACCTTCTATACATCCTACATTACGAGAGATAGTGTCAAATTGGAATATAAGTGGCGTGCCTATATATGACATTCTGACAATGGCTTTTTCTAGGAATACAATACCAAACTCACCACCTGTAATGCCGGTTATATCGCCACCGTCAGGAATAATTTGATAGTCACTTTGTGATGTTGCTGTAGTAGTCCAAGTACTTGCATCATTGATACCTGACCATTGCACCTTACTAGGTGATGTACCTGCGCCAATATTACCTGCAACTACAAAGTCACGAACTGCTGTAATGTATTTAGCAATAGGTGCATCTGAACTTACATCTGCAAAAGCTGTAGAACTGTTTACGTCAAAAGACTGTATCTTTTCAGAGCCATTAGATGCAATTGCAAGACTACCAAACTGTAAGAATTGCCATCTACCTAAACCTGTATATCCACCTGCTTTAGACTCGTCTACTAGAGATAAGTCATTATTATCTACTTTAAATAGTTTAGTAGCACCACCAGCAAAAATAAATACATCATTATCTAGTTTAGCAGCAAAGCAATTATTCAAGTCTTCTGAAGCTGCACCTGAAAATGTTACTGCTGACTTAAACGGACCATAGCCTACAGCTAGAGGAATAACATTATTAGCTTCTGATACAGAGTCTAATATGCTAGGTTGGTCAGGTAACCAATCTTTAAAAGCTATGCGTTGTACTGGCATATTAAGCCTTCATAATGTAGCAAAGAGCATAGTAAGGAGGCAAGTTAGCATTAGTGCCACTAGAACCTGTTGTTGAGTTTGCTACTGTAATGCCTGTTGTAGCTGTTCCTGTAACTGAACCACCATTCAAATATGGATGTGTTCTACCACCACCACCTGAAACGTCAGTAAGATAACTTGTTCCTGTTGTGCCTGTAGTGTGAGTATGTCCAGCGTCTGTTACTGTTGCAGTATGGGTATGAGATACGACAATAGCATCTGCACTACCACCTGTTGCACCTACAGCATAAGTAGATGTAGCACCTACTACAAAACGGTTACGTAAATCTGGTGTAGAACTTGAGCCATCACATAATAACCATCCACTAGGAATAGAGGCTGAAGAACCTGACCATAGCATTATCATACCAGCTACAAACGCATTACCCCATGTAGGAGTATTACTACCACCTGCTGATAACAATACTTGACCAGAAGCACCTGCTGTTGAATCTAGTTTAAACGCACCTGTAATGTCTACTGTGCCTGAAGAAACTAATGTCCCTGCAACTGTAAATGGGTCACCACTAGAACCTGTTTGTTGGTCTTTTAGTAATGCCATTAAGCTACGAACAGCGTTGTTTAAGTTAGCTGGTGAACAACCTTCAGCAATATTGATATTGGTGATATCTGTATTATCTGCTGCTGTTGTGCTAAATTCTGAAATTTTTGTCTTTGCCATCTTTTATCCTTGTTGTAACCATGTGTCTGTACCTGGTGATACAGTTGTCCATTCTTCGCCTTGCTTATATCCTTTAGCTGTAATTGTGCCTGTGTTATTTATAGAAATAATAGCTGAATATACAGCTCTAGCACTTACAGCAACAGTTGCTAATGCTGTTATACTAGATTTTCCACTAAACACTAAATTACCAAGTGCTGAAACAGTAGTGCTTGTGACAATATGAACAATACCGTCTACAGTTCCTTCAATATTAACTTCCATAACTGCATTACAAGTAATGCTTGCAATAGCTAGTTTTATTTCACCTACTAACGAGCTAAATGGAACTTGGGAAAATGCACTTATACCAAACATTATTTATTCCAGTCTTGTGCGTTTAATACCTCAATAAGAGCTTCTACAGTTGTTGATGCTTGTATATCAGTTTCTAATCTATTTGACTCTGTGATGATTTGTGTGCGTTTTAGAGCTACTTCTGCAGGGATGTCTATAGCTCTTTCAGCTTTACGAATAACATACCAGTCTGTAGCATTTAGTAGTTTACCTGCTGTATCTTTAACTTGAGCTACAAAGTTAGACTTAAGACCTTTAGTAACCACTTGCTCTGTTGTATCAACCATAGACTCTGTAGCTTTGTCATAGACTTGTTTGTAGAGTGGTGTGCCATCTTCTTTAGTTTCAAGTTTATCTTCTAATGCTTTAGGATTATTAATGTTGCCATCCCAATAGAACCTATCGTCAGCACGAATAGGGTCTGCTACCCATGTAATGCCAATAGCTAGTTTTTGTTCTTCTGTAGAAGTGTTAAGCCATTGTGGTGGGTATTGTGTGCCATTAGCGTCATAGAAGGATGTGCCTTCTGCTAATCTATTACCGTTTAGTAAAAACATAATTTTTCCTTATCTTGCGTTAGCGTTTTTAAATGGGTTTTCTGCAAATGCCATATATATAATATTTTCACCACTTCCATTCCATCCACCAAAAGAATTTCTCATTTTGAAACCATTGCTTAAAAAATCAACAAGTTGATAACCACTATCCTCTGCTCCACTTGTGCTTGCAAGTAAATAATTTCCAATGACATTGTATGTAGCCCTAGCAGAATCAACAACAATCCATTCATTTACTGCATTTGTAACTTTAATCATTAGATATTTAGGTCTAAATCCTGTGTATACAAAAACTCCATCTGTAGAACCATTACCTGTGTAAGAACCAAACTTACTAAACCCTGCTATTTCTGCCCAGCAATAAGCTACATAAGTATATCCATTACCATTTGAATATCCTCCACTACCAGGATTGTAAACAGAAAATACAGATGATGTTGGGTTTGTAGAATTCCAATTTAAAGAACTTGTTTGAACTGCACCAGTTGATTCTAAAATTATTGTATTTGTAGCTGGTGTAGGTAATCCTGAATGATAAACAAGCCAACTATCTGCTTGATTTCTTGCTTTTAAAATTATCATTTTAGGTGCAACACCTAATCCATGTCCTACAGTTCCTGTAGTTCCTGTTCCCGTGTAAGTCACAACACTAAACCCAGCAGTTGCGTTTACAGATACAGTAGATGTAATAGAGCCATTAGTATTAGATGTACTAGAACCTTGTCCAGCTTGCCATTGCCAACCTACATAAGTAGCGGCAGATGTATTCATTTTAGCTAATGTGCCTACAGTAAATCCACCTGTGCCAAAAGCAGTTAATCCTTGTGCTTGTGTAGTTTCTGCTGCTGTAGAATTAGACACCAAGTCTTTAGTAGTTCCTCTTACAGAATCATATAAAGCATGGTCTGTAGCACCACTTCTACCTTTTACCCATACCAAGTCAGGTTTAAATGCACTTGTGTTAGTGACTGATAAAGATGCACCTGTGCCTGTATATAGCGTTGCATCCATCACAGTATTACCTTTTTTGATAGTGCTATCAGGTAGGTTATATGTGTTTAGTCTTACATAGCCTGTAGGAGGTGTGTAAGTAAATGGGCGTTGTCCGAAGTTAATGTCTAGTCCATTTGCTTGTGCTTGTGAAACTGCTGCAAAGAAGTCACCTGTAAGTGAACTAAACGCTACACCTTGACTTGTATTATTTTTATAGAAGGTAATAGATGCACTTCCAGCAGTAGACATATCTAATGCAACACCTATTACATCACCAGCAGTATAAGATGCACCATAAGCTACACCCGCACCTGAATTATTGTATTTATTGCCACCCATATAATAGCCATAACCATCAGGGTCAGCTGGAGTATCATATCCAATAATTGCACTTGGGAATGTTGCTGTTGATGTAAATGGTCTATGAATACCTATCATACTTCCGTTAGATGTAGTGCCTGAACAAGTTACTTCCCAATACCATTTACCTGAACCTGAAGTCATTACCATAGTTGTGCCAATTGCTGACCAACCATTAGGACCTGAATTAGTTACAGATAAATTTGCGGCTGATATTGTTCTAACTCCTGAACCTGAAACATTTGCTGGTATTAATTGGTCATATACAGCATAATTAGCCACAGTTGCACTTGTTAGCGTAGGACTGTCTATCATAGCATCATAGGTTGTGCCAGCAGTTACAGATATGTTATTAGTAGTCCAGTAGTTAGCATTCCCACTAAAGTCTTTACCTAGACCTGCATTAGAGCCTGATGTAGTAGCTATGTCAGAGAATTTAAGGTAGAAGCCATTAGTGCCATAAGTGCCTGTGTAGGCTTTAGGTTTCCATGAACCTGTAGTTGTATCTGTTTCGCCAAAGTCTGAAGGAGCTTTAGCTTGTCCGTCAATAAAGTTTATTTCAGTCATGTATCCGTCAAAGTATTCAAACCCTGACCAACCTGCACCTATAGAGTTATTAGCGTTTGCACTTGTTAATTGTGAAACAGCATTTTGTGCTGGATAGTTTGCAGTTCCAAATGCAGTTATTTGCGTCCCATTAACATACATTTTAATTCTATTAGCTGCTGTAGCTTGAGTTGTATCTATTGCAATTACAACATGATACCAAGCACTAGGGTCTCTAAATACTTGTGTAGTTATTAATGAGTTTGATGCTGCTCCACCAAATTCAATTCTTAAAGTATCATTGTTAAAGTTAATTTCTGTAGAATTAGCAGAACTTCCATCATAGCAACCCATTAATCTATAAGTTGTTGAGCTACTTAAAAGACCTCTTTTTACCCAAGCAGAAAAAGTTTGAACTTTATTGTTTGTTCCTGTAGTTCCAAAGGTTCTTGATAATCTAGCAGATGCACTAGCTCTAAAGCGAAGTGAGTTATTTATATCATAGCCACCACTAGAGATGGCATTACTATTGTTTAAAATAGCCATTATGCCATTATCCCACCAGTAGTTACATATACATTAGTGCCATCTGTAAAGTATGATAGTAAGTATGTACCTGCTGCTGATACTGTAGCTAAGAATGTAGTATTTACTTTTGTAGTTGCTGCTGCTGTTACAGTATAGCCACCTGTGTTCACTAATAATACATAGCCTGATTGACCTGCTGTGATGTTAGTGAATGTAAGAGCAAATGTAGCTGTAGGTGTGCATTTAAAGTTGTTAGTTACGTTCATGTCAAACGAACCATCATTGTCTGTAGTGACTGTGCCACGTTGAGACGCTGTAAATGTTTCTAAAATACTTAAACCTGCAACTGTAGCACTTGTAGCTGGGAATGTCATTGTAGTGGCATCTGTGCCTGCTAAAGTAAGTGAGTTACTTGCAGTTAAAGTTTTACCATCAGCAATTGTAAGGGTTGCACTTGTAGCTGGTGCTGTAAGGGCTACTTTGTTTACAGAAGTTGCTGTAGCTACACCTAATACTGGAGTGACTAAAGTAGGGCTAGTAGATAATACAACTGCTGTAGTTCCTGTAGATGATGTTACACCTGTTCCACCATTAGCTACTGGTAAAGTGCCTGTTACGTTTGTAGTTAAGTTTGTAAATGTAGTAGATGTTGTGCCAGTACCGCCATTAGCAATAGGAAGTGTGCCTGTTACACCTGTGGTAAGAGGTAAGCCAGTTAAGTTAGTAGCTGTACCTGAAGTTGGAGTGCCTAATATTGGAGTAACAAGAGTAGGTGAAGTAGCAAATACTAAACTACCAGTTCCTGTTTCATCTGTAACAGCACTTCTTAAATTAGCACTAGATGGAGTGCCTAAAAATGTTGCAACGCCTGTGCCTAAACTTGTAATACCTGTGCCACCATTAGCTACTGGAAGTGTACCTGTTACACCTGTAGTTAAAGGTAGTCCTGTAGCATTGGTAAGCGTAGCTGAAGCTGGTGTTCCAAGAGCAATAGCATTACCAGATGCGTCTAAATATAGACCTTGTTCAGCAGGGTAGGTACAGAATACACTTTTAGTTCCTGCACTAAAGTTTACTAGAGAACCAGCATTGCTAGACTCTAATACAGTAGTACGAGATAAAGTAGTACCTGAAGATGTATATGTGCCAATACCTATTTCAAAACTATTATCCATGACAATAGCGTAGTATGTCGTATTAGCGTTACCTATGACTGAGAATGACTGGAATCCAGTAACTGCACCTGCTAGGGTAAGCGTGCCTGTCCCTGTAGTGGTAGACGTTTCTTGCACTCTATCTTTAACAATTAATGCCATATTTTTTCCTTTTAGTTACAACAGAACTAAGCTAATGTAACTGATAAATTGCCTGTGGTTATCTTGAATACATCACCTATACCTACAGTTTTACTGTCGTCTAGTGGTGAGTGATATAAAAGATTACCTGCTGTAGAAGCATCTCTTAAACCAACGTGTGTAACTGTACCCCATGCTGCTGTGCAAGTAGGGAAGGTTACGTCAGCAGAGTTTAATGAAACTCCGTTAGATGGTGCAGCAAAGGTAACTGCAGTTCTAGCGTAACTACCGCCAGTAACTTCTGTTCCTGTGTCTGCATCTGTTGGGTCTGATGTGTATAAAGCAACATATATTGTTGCAACTGATGTGTACGTTGTATTGCGTAGAGTTGCATTTATAAGTGCGTTCTCTAAAAAATTACTCATTTCTGCCATGATTTTTCCTTTATCTTGGTGTTACGTTTAGTGAGGTATATGGATATGTACTACCCAAATCGCTTTTCTTAATATTTGTAATAGCTCTATCATATAATGCTGACCATGTTTGAACTCTAGGGTCATTCATAAGATACGGTTCTGCTTCTGCTAGTGTTGCGTATAGTAAAGCGTCTGGGTAGTATGCTAAATACAAATTACTTGATGTTGTAGTAGAAATAAATGTAGGTTGTGAATAGTATAAAATTTGAACTGTGTAACTTCCATTCTGACTAGGTGCAAATTGAAACTCTGTTCCTAACATTGTAAAATAATGTGAACGACCTGATAATGATGTTTGACCATTTTTAAAGAATAAATCAGGTGATTGATACTCTAATATAATAGGTGGATTACCCTGAAAATGTATTTCTCTTAACTCTAAGAAGTCAATGGGAAAAGAAACTAAATTATCCGCAGGCGTAGCTGTAGCTACCTTTAACATAGCTTCTGTTCTTAAGTCACGACTCATTCTTAACTGTGCCATCTGAACAAAGTCAGGGATAACAGTTGTTAAGTCTGTTCGTGCTAAGTAACTCTCTACTGTAGTTACAAAGCTAGTATAGTTTGTAAATGCCATCTAATTGTCCTTTTAGTCTATCCCAGCACTTGTCCATCTCATCTTTATGCCATTCACTTGCAGCTAATGAGCTTAACCATGCTGTTCTGTCAAAATATGTTAAGTTTTCTATGTCTTT